AGGTATTTTGACCCTTATGCAGGAACTGGTACAGGAGTACAGTCTTTAATGAGTAGTTTTGGATTCGGAGCAATGAGTCCCGGTATTAACTTTATGATGATGCCAACATCTTACGATGTTCAGTTAATTCAAGCAATAGAATTTAACGATCAAATAAGAAAATCAGCATATACTTTCGAATTAGTTAATAATAACTTAAAAGTATTCCCAGTACCTTCTAGATCAGGTAGTTTATGGTTTGAATACTACAAACAAGAGGATAAAAGTAAGATAAACTACAACAGTGCTACTAACCTTATTACTAATGTAGCAGAAGTACCTTATGAGAACCCTCAATACAGTCATATTAATAGCGTAGGACGTCAATGGATATTTAGATACACGTTAGCACTAGCAAAAGAAATACTAGCTTACATTAGAGGTAAGTATCAAGTAGTTCCTGTACCGGGTTCTGAGGCAACTCTTAACCAAGCAGATCTTTTAGCTGATGCTAGAACAGAGAAAATAGAGTTAATGACCAGTTTAAGAGAGATGTTAGATCAAACAGGAAGATCAGCACAGTTAGAAGCACAAGCTAAAGAAGCAGAAGATGTTCAAAATACTCTAAAATCAATTCCAATGACTATACACGTAGGTTAATGAAGTTATCAGATATAATATTAGAGATACAGTATAAGACTTTCGAAGCAATGGCTAAATTTACCTTTGCTGAAGATGGACCTAAGGGATACGCCGATGCTATAAGAGCATTACCCGGTGTAACAACAGTAACTGTAGCTAGTGAAGATCAAGATACTAAGTCTGCTACGTATAAAATAAAGATAATCAGTCAAAAAGAACCTATAGAGGCGTTTGACTCACTAATATCCAATGCTAAAGCTAAATATAGTGATATAATTAAAGCTGAAGTAGGGGAACAAACAATAGAAGAGAAGTAATGTTATTCGGATCAGGAAGAGACTTTGATTTACTCGTTAATATTAACCGAGAACTTGTTCATGACTTAATTGAACAGGAAATACTGTATCATAAACTCAGTTTAGAAGATACAGAGGTTAATTTATATGGAGAATCATTAGCTAAGTCATTCTGGAATGCTGTTAAGTTAAATTGTTTGATTACTAGAGGTGATCAAGTAATAGATATATCAGAATTCGGACCAGATCTAGGTAGAACAGCTTCTTTTGCTATGATAAGAAGAGATTTGCAAGATGTAAGTATACTTCCTGAGGTAGGAGATATAGTTCAATGGCAAAACGACTTCTACGAGGTAGATACTGTTAGAGAGAACAGTTTATTCCTTGGAAAAGATAATAATTACAATTTAACTAGCTATGGAAGCTCATATGGCGGGTCTTTATCTATTATTTTAGATACTCACCTTACTAGAGCTGATAGAGTTGGTATATCAGAGGTAAGATAGTAGATATGGCAGGAAATAAACCAGATATTAAAGCAAACGAGACTAATCTACAAAGTAGAGAGCTTCAGACTACTAGATCTAATGATAATGTACAGAATTACAATGTAGGCATTAAGGATATAGATGAATCTATCTTTTATTACTTTAATGAAGTATTAAAACCACAAGTAACTCAGAATGGTAAACAGATAAACGTTCCGTTGGTATATGCTTCTCCTGAAAGATGGGCAGCAATGCAGAAAGATGGGTATTACCGTGATAAGAACGGTAAGATGCAAGCACCTTTAATTACTTTTAGAAGAGATAGCTTAGAAAAGAATAGACAGTTAGGAAATAAGCTTGATGGTAACAATCCTCACAACTTTGGAGTGTTCGAAAAGAAGTTTTCTAAGAATAACGTATACGATAAATTCGGTATACTTAACAATAGAGTACCAGAAAAAGAGTACTATGCTGTTGCTATACCTGATTATGTTAATATTGTATATTCCTGTATAGTATTTACGGACTATATGGAACAAAATAATAAGATTATAGAAGGAGTCAATTTTGCTTCTGATTCTTACTGGGGAAACCCTTCTAAATTTAGGTTTAGAGCTATGATAGATAACTATACGACATCAACTGAATTAGTTCAAGGCAATGAACGTATGGTAAAAACAGAATTTAGTATTAACTTATTAGGTCATATAGTTACAGATACTGTAAATGCACTACCTTTTAATACGAAGAAGTACTCCAGTAAAACAAATTTAAAATTTACTGGTGAAATTGCAAAGAAGTAGTAGTTTTTTGGCTATTTATTTAAAGAAGCAATATTTAAAAGGTTTTTTAGAGCATAATAGAAGAGTAAAAGAGACCTATGTCAAAATTTGTAAGTGAATTATCAGGTTCACTAATATTTAGATCAGCAAGTGTACAGCAAGCATCGATAGTACCGTTAGCTAATGCTATAGGCTTAACTGGTTCTCTAAATATAAGTGGTTCCAAACTAACCTTCAACGGTTCAGATGTAATAGCACGTATTAGTAATCTGGAAGCCGGTGGATCAGGTGGTGGTTCTTTAGGTCCTTTAAATACTCACTCTCAATCTCTAAATGACTTTACTCAATCATATAATGTAGCATCTGCTAGCTTTGATTCTAGACTAGATACTGCAGAAACTTCGGCTACTAGTCAAGATAGCTTAATTTCAGCTTTACTGAGCAACACTAGCTCGTACTTTACATCATCACAGCAATTAACAGATAGTGGTTTTTTAACCTCATCCAACTCTTCTATTGTATCTTCATCTGCTCAAATTGCAACATTCGGATTTTTAACGTCAGCTAGTGTCTCAGTACCTGCTGGTACCGTATCAAGTTCAGCTCAAATAACCACTTTAGGTTATATTACTGGATCACCAGACGGTACTATTAGTAGTTCAACTCAATTATTAGCTTTAGGCTTTAGTACTGATGATGTAGGTGTATTTATACAGACTGGATCATACTTTGCTACAACAAATGACTTACAAATTAGTGGATCATTAAGAGTTAGCGGTTCAATAGCAGCTAATTCGTTTACTTCTACTGATGTAACAGGTCAACCAACACTATCTTCTAATAGTAACTTAATTTTAAGTGCTTCTGATGCAGTAATAGTTCAGAATGCATTATTAAGACCAGGAAGATTTGGTAATATTGCAACATCTTCATTATCTTCTCAAGATGGTGATATAATGTATAACTCTTCTTCGAATCAATTAGTAGTTTACTCAGGAAGTGCTTGGCATAACCTATTAGATAGTAGTAATTCAATATCTGCTTCTTCTCATGCTCAAAGAGTAGCAATATCTGCTTCTTTAGCAACAACTATTGGAGGATTAGATGCATCAGGCTTTGCTACTGATACAGAGTTAAGCAATTTAAGTGCTTCAGCACATGTAGCAAGATTAAATATAACAGCTTCTGCAGTAGATACAGGGAGTCTTGTAACTACAGCAAGCTTTAATTCATATACATCATCATACTCATCATCAGTTAAGGTATATAACGACCAAACTAATGCAGCTTTAAGCTCATCAGTAGATGCTCACCTAGATGCTAATATAACTGCATTAAGTCAATCAGCTAGAATCGCTAGATTGCAGATAACAGGTAGCGGAGGTGGATCTGTATCATTTGACGGTAATAGAGTAGTATCAAATACAAATTTACCTTCTGGAGTATTCAATGCTAACTTTGGAACAACAGGAAGTATACAAGATTTCTTATCAGCAGTATTTTTCCCTAATACTTCACCAAGTATATCAACAGGTAATCAAATACAGGCTGAATTTATAGCATCTGGATCAACTATTACAACTTTAGCTGGATCTGATGCAGAAGGACAACCAATATCATGGTCAATGGGAGCATCTTATACAGATGACTTCGTTAGAACATCAACAGCAGGAGTATTAAAGTGGAATGCTTTAGCAACTGCTTCAATGAATACAGCAGATAGAGGTGATGGTACATTAGCACACCCTGTAGCAGTAACAGCAACAGATTCTTTTGCAGGAGCTACTACTAAAACAATATACATTAGAGTAACACCTAATGAAGCACCAGTTTGGAGAGAGACTTCAGTTGGAGGTAACATAATTACATCCTATACTACTACAGTATCAGAAGCTAATCCAGCAGGAGAGATAGTAAAACTATATTATACAGATCCAGAAAGTGATAGTATAACAATTACTTCATCATCTCATGAAACCGGTCACTTTAGTATTACAGACGGAGGAACTTATGTATCGATTGCACAAGTACCTTCATTATTAGATTACGAAACAAGAACACAGTATGTATTTACTGCAAGTATACAAGATGAGCATTATGGATATGGTGATATAGATTCAATTACTCATATACCTATTACTATTAATGTAAGTGATAATGCTTCACCTACATTTAATGATCAATCTATAGGAGGATTAAATGAAAACAGTACAGCTGGTACCGGAGCAGGATCTATAACAGCAACAGATAGTGAAAGTAATACATTAACTTTTTCTAACTTTACATTAGCAGGATTAGAACTAGACGGAAGCACGGTTAGTACAGGTACTTACTCAGGAGGTTCACAATTAACTGATCCACATGAAGATGCATTCCAAATGTCTTCAACAGGAGTTGTTACAAGAAAAGCAGGAGTATTTCTAAACAGTGATTTAATTAACTCATACATATATTCAGCATCAGTTAAAGATGCTTATAATACTAATGTATCAGCAGCAATAACAATTCCAGTATCAGACGATACTGCACCATCTATTTCTACCAACGGTACTTTTTATATAATAGAAAGTTCTACTAACGGTACAAACATTACAACAGTAGCATCAGGTATTCCTGGTACTCAAGCAGACTTTAATGCTAATCAATCTGTATCATGGACAGTTAATCCAACTTCTAAGTTCTCTATAGATTCAAATGGTAGTATATCATTAAATTATGATATATCAGGATCAAGTGATACAGGAGGAGACGTATTAGCAGGGTCAGTAACAGCATCTAATGCTTTTGCAACTACTACTTCTCAAACATTTAACGTTAACGTAACTAATAATGCAGGACCAACAATGAGTCCTACAGTACAGTCAGCTAACTTAAATACAAATGGAGCAAGCAGTGGTTCTGCTCTATATACAATATCATTCTCAGATCCAGAAGGAGATGCTATAGACTTAACAGGGTTTAACTTTACTACTTCTGATGCTAGAGTTATAGCAACTATAGTAGGAGGAGAAATTAAAATAGCACCTAATACAAATTTACCTGCCGGTACTTATTACTGGACAGGGTCTATTGCCGATGCAAATGGATTTGAAACTACAGCAGTCTCTCAATCATTCACAATTGCACAAGCTGATGACGGAACATTAACTACAAATGGAACATTTTACATTATTGAATCTGGAGAGAGCGGGTCTAATATTGTTACTAATAGTAATGGTAGATCAGGCACTCAAGGATCATTAGGAGTAACTTACTCTCCTAACTATAACTCAGCTGCTTATAACTCAATATCATCATCCAATCATAGAATTGTAGTTGATGGAAGCGGAGATTTAACATTAGGACAAAATATAAGCGGATCATTTAATTCAGGTGATACAATTACATCTACAATTAATTGGTCTGATCAATATGGAAATACAGATAGTGATACAATAACAGTAAACGTAGCACTAAATAATTCACCAAGTGCATCATTTACAAATACAACAGGTAACTATAATACTAATGAAGCTGTATCTCAAAGCAGTATGGCAGCATTTACTATTTCAGACACTGAATCAGATACTCCTTATACAGCAAGTTTAAGTGGTACCGATGCTAGTAAATTAAATCTTATACCTGGTAATATTGCTTCTTCATCTTTTACAATTCAAGCAGTTGAACAATTAGTTACTCAATCATATAACTATAATGTAGTTATTAGAGATAACTTTGGTAAACAAACTGATTATAATGGAAGATCATTTACAATTGCTGCAGCTAATACTGGAACAATGTCAACTAACGGTACATTCTATGTAATAGAAAGTGCTATAGGAGGAAACAATATTGTAACCAACTCAAATGGTAGAACTGGAACACAAGCTGACCTATCAGTATCTTATGATTCAAGTCAAGGTAATCCTTCAGTTCAATCATTTACATCATCTAATGCTTTAATAGCAGTAAATAATAGTGGTAATCTAACAGTAGGAAATCCAATATCTGGATCAGGTAACTTAAATG